TGGAAGTTGATAAAGGAGATTCAAGAATGCAGAAGATGCTGATTACTGACTACTTCAAATCTAAAGGGCACGATGAGGAATTCATCAAAGATATGCTTGACGATTATGAAGATACTGGTAAACTCTATGATAAGGCTACTGTAGCTCAAAAACAACTTTCTGCTATTCAAACAAAAGAAAGAGAGCAGATGGTTGAGTTACAGAAGCAAAGACAACAAGAGATGCAGCAAAAGCAACAAGAATTCTGGGAGGGTGTTGCTAATACTATAGATGAAGGAAGAGAGTTCTCAGGGATTAAGATCCCAGAAAAAGAGAAAGGCAAATTCTTCGATTATATCTCTGCCCCTGTAAATAAACAGGGAAATACTAAAAGAGATATGGACTATAATAATGCCCCACTAGAAACTAAATTGGCAATTGACTACCTGTTATATAAGGGATTCAACTTGTCTGAAATCATAACTACTAAGGCTAAGACTGAAAGTGCTAGAAACCTTAGAGATAGAATTCAGACAGGTCAGGAGAAACTTAGAAACCAAGGTATGGTAGATAAGAAAATAAAGAAATTCGATCCAGACCAACTGGATGTAAAGAGGCTGTTTGAATAAAACTCAGACAACAATTAACTTTTAAAATTATAGAATCATGGCTCTAATGCAAGTTTTGAAAACGTACTATAACGATGCACAAATGACCGACACTAATTCGTTGGTTAATGCACTTATGGAACGTCCCGCGGAGTTGTCTCCGATCATTACTCACTTGGCTGGTCGTGAAGAAAAGAAATTCCCTCTCTCCTTCCTTACCGAAGGAGTTGGTAATACTCGTTCTATCGATCGCTATGAGTACGAATATCGTGTTAAGACACACGAAATTAATGTCCGTCCTGTTATTGCAAGTTCAGGAACAGGTGGTGGTGGTGCTCCATTCACCGTTACTTTCCCTGACAAGTGGTTTATCTTCCCTTACACCTTGGTGTCTCAGTCTGGTGTTCTCGCTCGTATTATGACCGAGCCAGTTGCTGATGGTGCTGGTTGGAAGTACACTTTGAAATTGGTTTCTCCTGATGCTGCTGCTTTGTCTTCAGCTGCAGGTGGTGACTTGGCTGCAGGTGCTCTCTGGGGTATGTTGTATGCTAACGTGGGTATTGACTTCTCACGTGGTAATGCATCTAACTGGACTGCTCCTGGTCTTGTTCGTTCTAAGATTGGTACTATTCGTAAATCTTACCACTTCTCTGGAAATGCTAAAGACTATGTAGCTCAGTTCGAATTGCCTTTGAAAGAAGGTTCTAAGACTAAATTGTGGATGGATTACGAAGAGTACCGTCACATGATTAAGTTCAAGGAAGAGTGTGAAATGTACTACTGGTATGGTCAGAAGACTCACGATGCTAATGGTGTTAGCACTATGCTCGATGAGAACGGTCAACCTGTAGTATCTGGTCCTGGTTTGCTTGAGCAGATCATCAACAAAGATTCTTACTCAACTCTTACTCAAGCTAAGATTGAAGAAGTAATTGGTGACTTGTTCTATGGTATGACTGATGCTACTGATAAGCAAGTGACTTTGTACACTGGTATCGGTGGTGCTCGTGAATTTGACCGTGCACTTAAGACTTACTATAGTGGCAACCAATATCTGCAGACCACTCAACCTACGTTCATCACTGGTAGCGGTCGTAACCTCGGTATTACTGGTTACTTCACTAGTTACGATCACGTAGATGGTCACAGAGTTAATGTAGTTAAATCTCCTTTGTTTGATCACGGTCCTGTGGCTCAAGCTTCTAAGAAGCACCCAGTATCTGGTCTTCCATTGGAATCATATCGTATGGTGTTTGTTGACCAATCTACTTATGATGGTGAAAACAACCTCCAAATGGTAAATAAGAAAGGTCGTGAAATGATGCGCTGGTGTGTAGCTGGTTCTGTAGTTCCAAAAGGATTTACAGGCAACGACACTCGTGCTAGTGACATTGACGGTGCATCTGTTCATATGTTGAAGACTGCTGGTGTTTTGCTTCGTCGTTTTGACACTAGCATTGATCTTCAGTGTATTGCATCGTAATTTGTGTTTGGTTTGCAATAAAAAGGGGGGGTACCCAATCCCCCCTTTTAAAACTATAAAATTGAAGGTTATTCTTTATCCTTCAGTACTAATTAATAAAAAGAACTTATTATGGAAAGAAAAGTAATTGTTAGAAGAAAAGAGGTTCTTAACCATCTCCCAAAAGAGATTAGAGCAGGAGCCAAAGTGAAACTAGGGTCAATTTTTGTTGACCGTCTCCCACTCAAAGGAGTTGATGGAGAAGAAGAGCAGAAACTCTTGAAAAGAGTAATTGACGTTGCGGCAGGACACCCTGAATTTGGACCAAAAGCAAAAGACTTTTGGGCAAGTTTAACTCTCAGAGTTCCATTTGAAGGAGTAGAATTAGATATTTCTATCGACGCAAATGGAGAACCAGTTAACGCTATGGATTACATATACTGGAAATGGTGTATGAAACATAGACATGTAGCTATGACTGAAGAGGAAATGAAACTAGATGCAAACAAAAGATTTTACATCTACGATCCTCAGAAAGATCTACTTAAACGTAGTGAAAAGGTACAGGTTAAAAAGGAAGCTGACAAAGAGTTTATCAAGGTGTCAATGGAAGAGAGTAAGATGCAGATGCTTCTTAGAGTTCTAACAGGAGGAGATCCTGATAGATTATCTAAGATAGAAATCGAAAACACTCTCTATGATTATAAGGAAAAGAATCCTGAGAGATTCTTGAAGTATTCACTTGATACTAACCTTGAAGTTAGATTTGAAATCGAGGATATGATTGCAAAATCAATTCTTAGAAAAATCGGAAATCAGGTTATCTATGAAGATGAGACAATTGGAGAGGATATGAAAGATACAATCACCTACTTCAAGAACAAGAAGAACTCAGGTATAGTAAATATATTGAGAGCAAAACTAAAAGAAGTATCATAGTGACTATTAACGAGATGCATATAGCTGTCAACCTGGGGGTGCAAAAGATTGCATCTTACCAGGTTGATGTCTTATTACCTGAGGAAATCGATCATGAGTTAAATCTAGCAATGACTAGGTTTATAAAGCAGAAGTACAATCCTTCATCTAATAGATTGGGGAAAGGCTTTGAGCAATCTCAAAAAAGAATCGATGACCTCAGGGCACTCGTTGTAGATGCTCAGATTGAAACATTTAATCATGGGATACTTAGTGATGTATTGGGTAAGTATGTATATACTGCCAATAGAACTAATATCTATGTAGATAGAACTACACTTCCACTAGATTATATGTTTCTAGTAGGAGTAAGAGGTATAGTTGAATACTCTTGTGATAAAGTACTTACAAGCAATTCTTCTATAACATTTGCTTTACCAACAACTAGAAAATATATAGTTGCTATCCCAATGTACCCATCTTATGCAACTAATCTTAATGATTATGTTCTAAGTACAATTGTATTTAATGATTTTACAGGGGTTCAAACAACAGGGTTTACTAACTACAATAATTTAAAACTTCCAGTTCTACATGACGTCTTAATAGACTCTAACAACTGGAATTCTGCAACTCCAGTAGTTAGCCAAAATACTGAAAGTACTTCAATAGGTACTACACACGTTACACCAACTGAGCAGTCAAATAACTTACTTATTGAGGTAGGAGAAGACTTTTATAACAACTTAGCCGATAACTCGGCTATTGTAATAACCTGGTTAATTGACAATGCACCTGTCACAGTTAATATAAACAAAGATCAGTTTATAATTACTGAAACAAATAATAGAAAAATCTTAGCTGGTGGAGATAAAAGAATATCTCTTTGTAAATTTGCACAACAAGATGACGTGATAAACATGATGTTAGATCCGTTTAATATCACTGATTATCGTTCTCCTGTGTACACGATAGAAGAGAACTTCATAGATATCCACACAGATAATACATTTATGGTTCCTGAAGTTGTACTTAAGTACATCAGAACCCCAAAAGCCATGTCTATAAAAGATGGGATAGGATGTGAACTTGCAGAACACGTTCACCCTGAAATTGTAGAAATGGCAATAAAGAGCATACTTGAGGGTGTACAAGACCCTAGGTATCAAACTCAAACTTTAGAAAATCTAGAGAGTGAGTAATAATTCAAATAATGTGTTTAACGCCTAAATTAATAAAAAATGGCACCTTCTAATTTAAATCAGGTATTTATAGCTAACGTAGCTACTAATCCTGCAGCCTTTAATACTTCAACTGCAGCTAATGCAAGTGCTATTGGAGTCTATTCTGTAGCTGGACCGAATGCTGGTTCTGTTATTTCTACTGCATTGACTGCTGAAACTACTATTCAGTTTTTTCAAACTATGCCTAGTGGTACTGCTACTATTGCATCTCCTTTGATTGATGTAAAAGATATTAAACGTATCAATTATAACAGACAAGTAGATTTTGTTCGTCATGCAGTTCCTGTAACTTGTGCAAACATTGCTAATACTGGTGATTCTGTAATGGTACGTATTGCACTTCGTACTGCTCCTACTGCTTATGCTAACTATTATCAAGATGGCGAGGCATTGGATTTGTCAGGTGCTGGATATGATTTCCCATTGCTTGGTAATTTTTCTGCAGGTCGTATGATTTTTAACGTAGAATTGACTGCTTCAACTGCTGCTGCAAACGCTACACAGTTAACAGACTTCATTAACAATCATCCAAGTTTGAAAAAAGTATTTACTGTAAGTGGTACTCCTACTGTAACTATTACTGCTCGTCATGCTGGAGTTGTATTTGATGTTACAGTTCAAGCTTTAGATGGCGCTGATGCTGATTTAGTAGGTCCTACTGGATTTAGTGTTGGTACTACTACTGGATTTGTAGGTGGAGCTGGTAATTACTATCAAGCACTTTCTGATGAAAAATCAATGCGCGCTAGATATGGTAACTTTAACCGTATGTATTTCCCTGCAACTTTCCCAACATTTGCACAATCTGGAAATACTTACGATGTGCTTGAAATTGCTTATGAGCATGGTCATCCATCATCTACTGGTATTGCTCGTGCAGGTGAGTTGAATACTATTAAAATTTATGTAGTAGAAACTGCTCTAGGTAGTACTACTTTGGATACTACATTCGGAATTGGAGCTTCTTGGGGAGTATCTGATTTGGAATTAACGTATTAATCTTAATTAAATTGAAAAGTAGGGGAGCAATCCCCTACTTTTTATTATCTTTACAAAAACTACTGAAATGATAATTGACTCTATAACCTTTTCCCCTAATTGTAAGAAAATCACAGTAGTAATCTCAGATTGCCCTAACCCAATAACTATTGCTTACGAGAATAAAGTAAGTAATAAGCTTGCTCATACTACTCAATCATTAGTCCCATCAAATGACGACATAGTGATATGGGAAGAGTATGCACCTACTTTAGAGGTAGGTAATTCAGCAATTAATGGGGTAGTTGCTGTGACTGCTACAGATAGTATTACAGCTGCAGTTGTTTCTGGGGCAGCAGTATCAAGTTGTGAACTATACTGCTGTATAGCTAAACTTGTAGAGTCAGGAATATCTTGCACTTGCAACTGTTCTAAATGTGATGATGATATTAGAACTGCTGAGAAGATTCATCTTCTAGTTAAATCAGCAGAATCTGCTGCAACTCAGGGCACTGTTACTGATGCAATTGATAAATATACTAAAGCTAAATCACTCTGTGACACCACATGTGGATGTGGATGCTAATTAACTGATATGCCAAAAGTCTGCCTAACATGCTCTCAAGATATTAATGATCCCTGTTTCGGGGTCTTAATATACTTTACAATCCCTAGAAACTCTTCAATTATAGAGACTGATACTGTCAAGGTAATAACCCCTAGTACAGTTACAACTCCAGGATTGATTGAAATCTCTCCGTTTGTAAACTTAAATGCATCAGGAGATATCTTCTATCAGTTCAATATAATACTTTCAAGTATTGAAACAGCCAACTTTGTAATATATAGAAGAGCAGGCAATACCCACTGGGTAGTTGGAAGAAGACTTGATCCAGAGTCAGTTACATACATAGAATATGCTACAGCTGTTTGGAATGAAGGAGATGATTGCATATTCAGTCATGTATTAACCTGGACACCAAATACGACATTTACGATAGGGGCAGAGACTTACTCTATTCCCCCTGAATTCAATATAGATAGTGTTGACCAAGCAGTTATCCCAACACCATCAGAAAATCTCAATATCTGTGACCCTCCAGTTAACGTCCCTATAGATGTTAACAGCAAAGAGTACACAGCTGTAACAATTAATGACCTTGATAAGTGTCTTGTTTCTAAAGGAACAGACTACTTAAATAAACTTAAAGGTGGAATAGCATGTTCTAATCTAGAACTAGTAAAGCTAGGATTGATTATAGAACTGCTAAAGAAAAAAGACTGTGAGACTGCTCTCCCGTGCCTGTACAATAGAAGAGACTTCCCTACCACATTATATAAAGGGAATTCTTGCTCAGACTTAAACTACATATCAGGGGATAGAATTAACTTATCTGGAAACTTTATAGGATATGCAGGAGCTAACTTTAATGTTAGCTGTGGTGGACCATTTCCTAATGTAGACTACGTTACCCCAGAGCCAGTTTGTGATACATGTCCAACTGGATATGATTTCGATGTAGTTAACACCCAAGAGATATGTGTAGAAACAACAAATCAAGCTGCAATCACTGATCCTGTAACCCCCAATACAACTACAATAAGAGCTGGAACTCCAAATGGTGCATACGGTTCTGGGGGATTAAACCTAATTCAACCTATAAATGATTACTTAAATGATCTTCCAATAAATTTCTCTGGGACAGCAGTAGGGAATTATACTTTTAAAAGTGCATCAGGAACAACAATACCAGGGGATTCAGGAACTATTACAATAGGAGGATCTGAATATCCAGCATATTCTAAGAATAATACATATCAGTTTGTTCAATTAAACAATCCATTATTCTCTTCGAGGACTGGGTGGAACATTGGTAATATATCAGGTAGTACATCTACTGGAAATGGAATGCTTAATTACAGTGGTATTTGGGTAAATGGTACAGCTGTTGATTGTGATTTACTATCACCATCAATACCTGCATGTGACACAGCTAACCTATATGTTGAAATTTATAAATGTTTAGTAATACCAAACTCTCAAACTGAACGAAATTACTTAATAGGAATAGCAGCTGATAATGCTATTAAAATAGAAATTAAAGGTCCTGGATTTGGGGATGGACAATCTTTTGTGGAATTTATAAAATTAAGTGCTACTGATTCAGGACATCAAGATCCTTTCCTATGGTATCACGCTATCCCAATTACATTTGATCCTGGGTCATATACTTTTAAGATAAGACTTTATAACTATGGTAGTGTTTCTTCTATTGCTGTTGATATATTCAATATATCTATAACTAAATTTAAAGAAGAGTTTTGTAACACTAATTTGATGGTATACAATACTCCTACAGGAGTTGGAGGAGCCCAATCAATAGTGGGGGCAACATTCCCTGATGGGGATGTAGTTAATTCAAGTACTCTAGCTAATAAAAGAACTGCATTATTTAGTTCTACTTATTGTGTGTTTAGTTTAGGGGGAGATGCTTTTGCTGGGCAAATAGTAGGGAATACGGTTTATACACAAGCAGTAGATTACTCATGTCCATTAGGGGCAGCTTTAGATTACTGTGCTAATCCTACTGCCCCAACATGTTCTACAATTACAGATACTGTACCCTATTATAATTGCTGTAATCAACCAGCTTGTCTAGAAAATCTAGAAGGATTTAGCTCTGAGATTGTAGATGTACTTTATGATGAAAATATAGATGTAAGTACACTAGTATTAGCTACCCCTATCCCAGAGGAAGCAGTAGGAAATGGAAATACTTGTATTAACTACTGTATTTCTTACTCCCCTACACCAGAAACTTACCTAGAGACATTTGTAAACTATATTAGTAAAGAATGTCGT